ATACGCAGGACGAGGAAGTGATCATTAGTGGGACGTTGGTGGGTAACGCTGCGAACAAGATCGTGAATGCCTCTGGCACAGTTATCAGCAATCAGGACGCCAGCCCCACGAGTGGCGTGCGCTGGGTGGCGGGTATTATCGCGGTGCCGCCTCCGCCCGCTGACTATCCTTGGCGCAGAGGTTCCTTTGCTCAGCATGAAAGATTGAGGAGATAAAAACCATGGGACGAGTTTACACAGTCACGATCTCAGGCATCGCCAGTCCGGCGGCGGCGTTCGACTTTCTGGAGATCAGTCCGGCGGCGAACAAGCCCGTGAGGATCAATCGTATTCGCATTGCTCAAACTTCTGAGCCCTCAACCGAGGAAGAGCAGATCGCTTTAACAGTGGTGCGTGGACATACAACATCGGGATCAGGCGGTGACACCACGCCTGATGGTGGGGTGCTTTCCCCTTCCGACACGGCGGCGGGGTTCACGGCTGAGACAATGAACACCACGATCGCTTCCGCTGGTACGGCGGTTAATTTAATCGAAGACGCGTGGAATACGAGAGCGGGTTGCGATCTCCCCTTCGCGCCGGAAGAAGCGCCGGAATGTATTAACGGAGTACTGCTCGTGGTCCGTAGTGGCGCTCCGGCTGACGCGGTGACGATTCGCGCGACCTTTTGGGTTGAAGAACTTGCCTGAGCTGAGGACTAGTGTCTAAATACGTTTACAGACGCCCTTATCGTAGACCGCCACGGGCGAGTCGCTCTTTACCGTTTTCAGTAATCTCAGATGTAACACTCGCTCTCACGGACGTCTCGGCTACCAGCGCTACGGGATCGCTCGCGCCCGGCAGTAGTCTCGCGCTTACTGGAAATCAATCCACTGTCGCTACTGGGTCAGTCACCTATGAGCGCGTTACAACCTACGAGAGTTTTACCGCCACCGACAGCACTACACTCGCCTCACATACGGCTGACACAGGCGCTACGTGGGCGCATCCCTCCTATGCGACGGGTGCTGATAATCTCATCTTTGGCAACGTACTCACTAAAGATGCGAATGCCGTACAGGCGCTTTACTACGAGAGCCCTACTCAATCGACGAATTGCTGGAACCGACAACGAATCACCGTTCTCTCGGTAAACAGTGGTCAACGCGCTCGACTCATGCTGCGTCTCGACACGGCGGCAGAGAACTACTACTTCTTCCAGTACTCATTCGCGACAAATCTCTGGGGAATCTTCTCAAATAACAGCGGTGTAGTCAGCGCGGCGCTCGGGACGACATTTTCAGAGACCCTGAGCGTTAACGATGTCCGCACGATGGAGTTTCGGATCAATGGATCTGCCCTCGAAGGCTACGTCGATGGTATATTGAGATGTTCAGCTACTGACACGAGTATCACCGCGGCGGGCAAGAGCGGGATGGCAATTGTCGGCGCGGGTTCGTCTTCCACTAACCTTTCAATTGATAACTACTACAGCGGCTCTCTCACTACCGATGTAGTAGTCGCGCTGACTGGAGTTTCCGTAACGGTCGGCGTTGGCGCTCTCACATCCAACAACATGCTCGCTATTATAGGTAATGCGAGCACGTCGTCTCTCGGTTCAGTTACGCCGACTACTGATAAAGCTCTCACGGGAAATCAATCGACCACTGCAACCGGGTCTCTTGGCATAGATCGATCTCCAGTGCTTACTGGAGTTGCCGCCGCTAGTGCGCTTGGAATTACAACACCGGGAACATCTCTCACTGTTTCAGGATTTGCGATCACCAGCGCGACAGGAACAGTCACGCCAGTAGTAGGGAGTAACGATGTCACAGTGGGATTGAGCGGGGTGAGTGCGACTGCGTCACCGGGAACGCTGGGAGTCGCACGGGATACTCCTCTGATCGGGAACGATAGTACGACCTCAACCGGAACAGTTGCACTGGCCTCATCTCTAGCGCTCAGTGGAGTATCCATTACCGGGATATCAGGAAGTGTGGCCCCAGACCGCTCAGCGGCCCTCAGCGGTGTCCAAAGCTCGTCAGCCACGGGAATCCTTGCGCTCTCATTCTCTCTCGCCTTAAGTGGTAACGTAACGAGCGTAAGCGCGGGTTTAGTTACCGCCTCCCTCTCAACTTCATTGACAGGGAATCAATCCACAGGCGTGATCGGTTCTCTATCCATCTCAACAACTATTCCGCTTACCGGAATCGCCGCAACCGGGCAAGTGGGAAGCGTGGTCGCGGAAACTGACACCAGCATTACCTTGCAATTATCCGGCGTGTCCGCGACTTGTTCAGCAGGAGCTGTTACTAGTGATCGCGATCTATTGCTCTCTGGCGTGCAATCTGTCTCAACTCTCGGCTCAGTAGGGCTTTCCAAGGGTGGCAGCGCGGCTCTAGTAGGCGTTGAGGCGGTTTCGCAAGCTGGGAGTCTCATCACGTCTCTCTCGCTGGCTGTGAGCGGTAATCAGGCGAGTACTCAACTTGGTAACGTCATCGCAGATCCCGCGCTGTTATTATCCGGCGTCTTTGTAACTAGTGACGTGGGAAGCTTATCTATCTCCACTGACATCGGCCTCCTTGGCGTCTTCGCTGAATCGCAACTTGGCGAATTCCTTCTTGTCGGAAGTGTTGCAAGAAAACAACAAATTACAGTATCTTCCGAGAGTAGAAGTGCTAAAGTAAGCACGGAGCGCCGCTTGCTGAAAGTCTCATCGGAAACCAGAGTCAAATAGCATGTTCTTTAAGGAACCAAGCGAAGTAAGAGAACTCGGATTGAACTGGGTTGATTGGCTCGTGGACGCCAATGGCGATCCCTTGTCAATCTTCTCCTCTGTATGGTCCGGCCCAGCGGGCATTAATATCGATAGCAGTGAAGTAGATGGAACGCTCGCGTTCGTGCGTGTTTCGGGTGGAACGTGGGATGAGCTCTATGAGCTTACTAATACGATTGTTGCGAGTAATACCGACACTGAGAATCGCACGATCCTCGTCAGTATCCAGCGTTCTGCCCCGTATTGCTCAGCAGCAGAAGTGAGGGAAGTCGCTACACAGATAACTCCCACTTCGAAGCCCGTCGCATGGACCAATGACGTACTAGAGAAACTAATTGAGCGAGCATCGCGACTATTCGATCTCGAATGTGGAGTTGAGCCGGGCTTCTTTCAAGCGTCGAGTAATCCGACAGTGAGCGAACGCATCATCTACGGCGACGGGACAGATTTTCTCAAGCTCCCACCCTATGTCCGGGGCACGCTCAACTCCACCCTTGGCTATCCTGACAACTACACTGAACTAGAATTCTCCGAGCGAGGCGGATTCTTAGTCCGCACTACGAATGGTATCTTCAGCACGCGCTACTCGACAGGCTGGTATCCCGGCGTGCCCATCAGCGTCTCGGCTCAATGGGGCTTCGCTGAGACTCCGTCAGACGTGAAGCACGCGATCATTAAGTTCGTTATTCACATCTGTCGCACAGTTGATCCAACGCAACTAAAGCTCCTCGTCCTCGAAGGTCAACCCTTGTTTCAAGATCGAATGCCAAAGGATGTCATCGATCTCGCTAAGAAGTATCGCTGGAGAGAGGCGACGGTGTTGGTCTAATGAGATTTACAGCAACTCTAGAAGGAGTAGAACTATTTGATCGCGCCTTCAATCGACTGGATCAGGGCGTGTCTGACTTTCGCGGCGTCTGGCCGGAAGCCTCAGGGACGATCTACAACATTTTCTCGCGCGCATTTGACACTGAGGGAGCGTCCACCGCAGCCGGGAAGTTCAAAGAGTTGACCCCTTCCTACGCGAAAGGGAAAGCGCTCGAATTTCCCGGCCAGACGATCTTGAAAGCTGAGAATACGCTCTACGAATCAATGATCGATCCTGAAGCAGCAGATGCGATCTTCATCCCTGAGCGCGATCAACTCACCATTGGCACTCGTGATCTAAAAGCCCGCGCGCATCAGTTTGGTTTAGGTAATCTTCCCGCGCGACCGTTTATCTCGTTCACCGAGTCAGATCGACGTGAGATTCAAAAGTCATTGCAACGTGGACTACTCCAATTTGTGCGCAGTCTGGGCGTGCCAGTTGAGGAGGATAGGGCAGCTTAAGTGTGGCAACCAAATCCAAATGAGCCTGCCGCCATGTTCGAGGGTCCAGTCGTGCAGAATTGCTTAACGATTCTCACTCGAGACTTCAAAGAGGCGCTCGATTACTACTACGAAGATGAAGATCTCCCCGACTTCCAAGAACGCACGCTCGGCCCGCCGCTCCGTAACGATTACCCCTGTCT